TAGACTCTGATGGTTCTAGATGAAGCACTGGGGTTCAAATTCAATTTCAAAATTTGGTTCTGAATTCGAGAGAGGTTGACGCCGCCTGACGGCCTCATGGACTCGGGGTCGAGGCTGAACGAGTACATGTAAAAGTAATACCCTGGGACACGGGTATGAAATTCCATGCCCTGGATGACCCGCAGGAAAAGAGGGGTTCCTATATCCCTGGAGATGCGTTCGGTCGTGTTGAAGAGGAGCTCGAGGCTCGCGATTTGTTCGACAGGACCAGGACCGGCCAGAAAGTCATAGCCCTGGGCCGAGTCATTTTGGATCACGAAATAGAGCTCCTTGACTATGTTTGAAAAGTTGAGATTACAGCGGACGCCGAGGGGGGCGAGGGGGGCGAGGGGGGCGGCAAACTCGGCCAGCTGGACCTGTTGAACGACGTGAATCTGCGGGGTCTTGCGGATAAACTCAATCTCCTTTTGACCCAGGTATGTGTATTCCACATGTAAAAAGGCGGGGATAGGTTCGGAAATGTCAGTGGGAGGGACTGTGAAGGTGTTGGTCTTGGTCGTGACGATTCGAAAGGTGACGGGCTCTTTGAAGGCGCACAGAGGAATACCCTTTTCGAGGATGGAAAAGGGAAGGGGAACCGTGTAGTTCGAAGCGGCGACGGAGGTGCCCTTGCCTATGAGATTGGTCAAGGCGGCTTGCTTACCTTGGGGAACCTCCACGTCATACCGGAGGGCTATGAATTCTCCGTAAATTCTCTCAATAAGGGTGGAACCTATGTAGAGCTCGACGTGTTCGATGAAAAGGGTGGCGACGGAATCCTCGACGGCCAGGGACGTGATGCTCGCAGGGAAGAAAATTTTGAGATACATTTCAGTGATGAGATCTCCGGAGCGGGGGAGCTCGATGGAATTTTCAGATCCAGGGACGAGAGAATCGTTATCAAACTGAACCTTGTCGACACGGGATGAAAAGAGGCTGGAGCCTTCATATTTCTCTTTGAAATACGTAACCTGTGGATCCGAACTGAGGGCTATGTCTTCCTGACCAAGGAAGGTTAAACTGGCACGGGAGGCCATCTCTAGTAAGTTCTAAGGAAAAAAGCAAGCGCCGCAGGCGCTTTTCATTAGGGGTTACTTACCGGCGCGGAGCGGCGGGCTGTCGACGTCCATAAACCTCTATTAATTTCCATGTAATGAATTTTAATAGAGATTTATGGAGGTTCATGAGCCGCCCTCCGGGCAGCCGGCCAAGGACCTTTCAGGTCTCGCCCCCTCAAGTGTTGAACCTCAGACCCCCCAACCCGTCAGCAATCTGTAAAATGTTGTAATTTACAGCCAACATTCGAAGTTCCTTGGCGGGCAAGTACGATTGGCCGCCACAATTGAGCGTCAAGAGAACCTGTTTGATTCGACTAAAGTTGATCTGTCCATGGGGTTTGGGGGACCCCGGATTGGCCGTGAAGGCGTACATGAAGAACTTGCGCTGTGGGAAGTTTTCGTAGTGGTTGAAAGGTTCTATGGACCCGGCATAAAGAGCGTCGGTCGTGTCGGGTGTGAAGAGGTCCTGACCGTTGAAACTCAGACCGAAGCTCAGGACGGCGTTGTTCGCGTAGTCATAGGGCAACTGATTTGTAGGCTGAACGACGAAGAACAGTTCACGGACGGGGTTCTTGAGGTCCAAATTGAAAACGGCCGACGTAAAGTTGGGCAAGAGGCCGACGGATTGGTACTGGCACTGGGTGATGGCGTAATCGAGGCGGGCTCCCTGGAACCACCGAATCTCGGGGTCTGACAGGTATACGTAATCGACGATGATTGTTGCGTCGAGCGTCGGGGAGTTTACTACGACCGCAGTCAACTCGGTGAAATTTCTGAACGTGACGTGAACCTCGACGTCGTGTCTGCCGAGGGCAACGAGGGGCAAGTACAGGGCCGGATTGCCCGTAAAATAAAAGGGCAAATTGACAAAGTACGTGCGGCCCGGGGGATTGATGGTCGTGCCTGTATCATTCTTGCCTGTGAGAATTTGAAGACCAGGTTGATTTTCATAGGGGACGTGGAGGTCGTTCCAGAGTTCTATGAATTCACCCGTGAGGCTCTGGATGGTCTGGCCGCCAATCTTGAGATCTGCGCTTTTGATGGCCCATGTGCCCACCGAGTCGTAGTACGAGAAGACCTGTGTGGAGGGGTCGACGATAGGGAGGGTCAGGGGGTACACGGAAATGAAGGTGTTTGAGAAGATGTTGGGAGAGGCGGTGGTTCCCGCGACGGTCACGGAGACGGGGTAGGTTTGTGAAATGTCTGAAATGTAGATGGGAACCTGGAACGTGTAAGGGGGCAAAATACCCAAGTTGTCGCTGTAGGTTTGGGGGCCGAACGTGATGCTCCGAACCGGGTCGGCGGTACATATGGCGCCCGTCAGAATGTAAGAGCCGGTACTACTGAACTGGAAACCGGCGCTCGTGTATGAAATGAGGTTCGAGCTACCGGACGATGTGAAATCTGAAACAAAATTGAAGGGGGCCATGAGCGTAGAGCCGGTCGACCGAAACGTCAGACCGTTGTCTGGCAAGACGTTAGAGTCTGGGTTCGAGGCGGTCGGGACGCTTATACGGTTCACGATAAAGTACGTATTGGCCGAAACGGTAGTCGTAGAAGTGGTCGTGACGTTCATGTAGTAATTGGCGACGGGGTCGGTGACGGAAAGGGGGGCGGAGAATGCAAAGGTGGGGTCGCGACCCTGGAGAGACATGTCGTAATCATAAATCAAATTAGCGCTTTCCCAAACCTGAACGTTCGAAACGTATGCGGAGCCGGTCAGGTAGACGGAGCCGGTCAGGACGTATTCACCCGCGTTGACGAAATTGACGTTCGAGCCGGGTGTGAGGGTCAGGGTGTAACCGCCGGTCGCGACGACGTTGCCGTACAGTGGCAACTTGAAAGGGTTGGAGGACATGGGGATCGGGGCACTGAGTTGATAGATTTCATCGACGGGGCTGATGGTGACGTACGAGTTGGACTGGAGTTGGGAGCCGGTACTCGTCACGTAAAAGTAGTAGGTGTTGGCGGTGTTCCGGACGTTCACGGGGATGACGGCGGGCATGGAAGGGTCGGGGGACACGCGGAACGTGAATACGTTTTCAAAATTGGGATTGACGGGTCCAGAGCCTTCGGAAGATTCATTTTGACTGGACCCGAAGCTGAACGTTTCGACGGAACCAGCCCCGAGGTTGAAACCCGCCTTGACGCAATAAAGGCCGAGACTTGCAAACTTTATACGACCTCCTGGAGTTGGCGCATATTTGACGGTGCTATCTGGAATTGTCCAGATGGGGCCGGTTCCAGAGGTTTGTGAAAAGTTTATAAACTGGCGACCGGAGACGTTCACGGGTTGGGAAAGGTAGGCGAAGAAACCTTTGCGCGGATCGGGGGGCAAAGCGCCGGTCGATTGTACCCACCCCGCCTGTTCGAGGGTAAAGTCGGCCGAGCGAGTGACGGTCGAAATGTAGTTTGGGGAGGTGTTAGAAGGCGAGACGGAATTTGCCTGTAAATTGGAAGTGCTGTTGACTGTGTACACGAGGTTGCCGCTCACGGGATTGATGGACGAGTACGCCTTGGGGTCCAGACCGAAGAAGACGCCGGGGGCCAAGTACGAGCTCGAATTGATAACCTCCACGGATGCGCAGTTACTGAATATGAATTTGTTACCGGGTGAGTCGTAGGACACGTAAGGGGCAAAGGTGGGGGTGAACCAGAGACCAAAGTTGACGGTCGAGTACGACGGGACGAGGAGGGTCGCTGTGAGGGTCGTACTAGAACCTCCGGTGGCGGGCCCGATGATGCGGATGTATGGCTGGTTGGTGCCCTGCGCGGGGGGTGTAGGCCACGTCCAATCGGAACCGGGATTGTTGAGGGCCGGGAGGTTCAACTTTAAAGTGAGGCCCCTTATAAGATCCCCTTTGGGTGGGATGCGACATATGTTATTTTGACCGTAATTGACCTGTTGATCGAGGAAGGGAATGTCATAAGCCTCGAGGACGAAGGGGGTGTGTCTGCGGTACACGCCCGAAAAGTATGTGATTTGAGGACTGCCTGTGAGATATGCGTCCTGTTGACCGATGGCAGCCAACTGGATATAACCGGCACTCATCGTTGCCTCTAGTAAAGGGAAACATTGTTTTCTAGAGTCAAGGGCCGCGCCCCAGCCCAACCTGAATTTTGCGTGAAAATAGCAGACGCGACGCGATGACGCTTCAGCTCAGAAAGTTTGATCCGTCCAAGATGGCGGATGACAAGGTTTGCGTCTTTATAGGGAAGCGTGGAACGGGCAAG